AGGCTTTTCATCATTTTCCTTTCTTCCATAAACTTGTGAGGACAAAGCAACATTTGCTCGCATTTTTATCAATTCTAATACTGTTTGGTCATTCATTTGTTCTTTTCTTGGAACAAATAAAGCTCTTCCTCTTTCTTCTGTATTTTCAGGTTTTGGTTGAACATAATAAACTGCCAAACTTTTTCTGACAACATCATCAGGGCAATCAATGAAATTTGGAAGACCATGCCATGAATTTTGTGTGGTGTCGAATAGCACAGCTCTATTATAATGGTTTTCTACGACCTTTATCAAGTCTTTTGGTGAATTTTGTTCTTCATCATGTGACCATAATTCTAACCCACCACCCCATTCTTTTTTCCAATTTTTGGTAACATATATTATAATATTCAATCGTCTTTGCTCATCTAACTTTGGATGAACATTATAATCTAAATGAATATTATTGTTTCCACCTCTTCCATGCATATGCCATCCACCACCATTCAGCCCATAATCAAACCATATAGTGTCTGACTTTAAAAATTTTCTAATGGTAGAAATAAATTCTTCTCTTCCAAAATATGTAAACAATTTATATGTTGTTGGAGGAAATTTATCCCACCTATTCAGAGTTCTCTTATCTTCTAGAGCATTTTTATGAAAATTTAAATTGGGATCTGTTAGTGAAGGAAATTCTTCAGAAACAACTTCTGCGACTTCAGGAAGAAGAAAATCATCTATAACAACATGATTAAAAGGTTTAGCTTGAAAAAATTCTTCGCTTAATTTTTGCCAATCAATATCTTTTCTGATCATAATTTATTTTTTTCATGATATATTTGAACCATCTTTGAATGATCAGAACCAAATCTTTCTCTATAAGAGATGTGTTCGACGGGAAACTTTTTAACCTTAAGTGTTTTTTGTGAGATTAAAAAGTTTGAAAATAACCTCTCAATTACAAAACTAAAGTTTGTAATTCTTTGATTATTATAAATCGCCGTATCTCTATAAAGATAATTATATAAATTATCATCTTGAAAACAGATATTTAATATGGTGTCAACATACGTCAACCATTCATCCCAAAATTTTGAATTTCCCACAAAATAATTACAAGTCGCAAAAACATCTGACTTAAAAATCATATTTCTGACCGGGACATTTATTCCTATTTTAGGAAATAATATATCACAAAAATTTAACATTCCTGGATGCCAAATGTCGCCTTGAACCCATGTATTAATGTATGATACAGTTACGTCTAAAAAAGGATCTACATGATATACGTCATAACCTGGATTGTTTAGCATCCAATCACAAAAATGTGATGGACTTATTTTAGTTTTTTCGTACCATCTCCAAGAGACTAATCCCCAATGGGTATTAGTTTTTTCATGTCTACCATGTAAAAACTTCCAAAAAGAATATTCTCTTAAATGTGGAATCGCATTTAAGGTATTATCGTATGGAGTAAAGGCGGGGTCCAAATGATTTAATTGTGATTTATCATAATATGCCTGATATACAATCAAATCCATAATATCAAAAATTTGCATAATTTAATAGATTTCCTTTTCAGCAGTTCCAGATATTATACCTTCACAGTAAAGATTATCAAATTCAACAATTTTGGATTTATTTATGCACATATGGTGTGCATGCTCAGTATCCACGCCAAAATCAATAATCGTATCTAATATCTTAGGAAGAACATTTAAATAATTTTGAACTAAAGAAGAACAAAGAGAATAAAATCTTGTAATGTATAAATGATCGGTAACTCGCTCTTGAGTTTCTCGTGGTAACCAAGAGGGAATTGCCTTTTTAAAGACATATTTTCCCTCTAAATCATCATAAGCATTAATATCAAATTCATCCAATAAAATTGTTCTAGCAGAATACTTAAAAATTCTTTTAATGTCTGGCATAAATTTTCTAAAGTCTTCATTCTCTCTTAAAATTTTTAACATCTTAAAGAGCATCAACACCTCTGCTTCACTTTTTCTACCGGCAGCAGCAAATTTCATTAAATCTTCATCTTTATTCCAAATAACTATAGCATTTACATATTTTGATATAGTATCAATTTTATCTTTAGAAATGTTGTTAGGTGAACCATCGGTCAATATAATTACATCATCAGGTATTTTTTTTCTTAAATTTTCTAAACAATCAATTGTTTGATTAAACCTGTGTTTTGGGCTTATTATCCCTTCATTAGACCAAAGAGCAGATGTTACCAAAAATAAATTTTTCATTACTTAAGCCATTTATAGTTTTCTAGAGACCAAATTACCATATCCTTCAATCTTTCTCTGGGTGGTATTCTTGGAATCCAACCTAATGATTTTAAATATTCACCAGAAAGTGCATATCTAAGATCATGTCCAGGGCGAGAAGAGTGAAAATCTACCATTTTATGTTTTAATTCCTTATCTTGCGCTTGAGCAATTAATTGCGCCAATTCTAAGTTATTAATTTCATCTTGTCCAACAATATTGAATTTTGGAATTTTAGCTCCACCAAAATCTGGGATTCTAAGTATTTTTTCATCTAAAGATAGGATGAAAAGCAAACAATCTGATACGTCCTTTGCGTGAATATAAAACCTAGATCCAGGAATAGTTTTAGTGCTATCTGAATGCACCGTTATAATTTCACCGTCACGAACTTGACGAATAGTTTTTGGAATAAATTTTTCTGGGTGCTGTCTTTCACCAAAAACATTCATCGTATGAGTAATGTAAATTGGAAGTTTATATGTGTTTTCAAAAGCAACACACATTTCTTCGGCTGAAGCCTTAGATGCAGAATATGGATTGGTAGAGTTATACCTATCACGCTCTTTATAATTTACACCAAAAGGAGCAGGACCGAATACTTCGTCAGTAGAAAAATAAATGAATCGCTCTAGGTTAGGCAGCCTTCTTGCATACTGCAAAAGATTTACGGTACCGACAACATTATCCATTACAAATTCCATTGGATAATCTATAGAACGATCTACATGTGAACCAGCAGCTAGATGTAAAATAATATTTACATCACCAATAAGACCCTCAGTTTGAGGATTAATTTCTGCCTTTAAATCGTGAAAAATAACCTTTACACGACTTTTTGTCTCCGAATCATGTTTTTGCAAAATATCATGCAAACGATTCAGATTACCCGAAAAGTCTAAACGATCAAGACTTATAATTTCCCAATCAGTTTGTAGTAAAATTGTTTCCACTAGATGGTGAGCTATAAATCCTGCTCCGCCAGTAATCAAAACTTTTTTAGTCATTATATTTTTCCTCTAAAATTTTTCTCCAAGAAGGTACTCTATCATACTGATGAACTATTGTAAACTCTTTTCCTGTAGAAGTTACAATTTTATTATTCTCTAATTTTGGAATAGATTCTAACAAATTAGGAAGAAATGAATTTAATTTGCTTGGATCACCGGTCGTTCCTAATTGACAAGCCCAACCATCTTCGGATCTAGTATATAAATTTTTTGAAAGATATGGCTCTTGAGAAATTAAGAAATTAAAAGTTGATTGATCGCATATTGGTATAGGTCTGTTGATCGCAGCCTGAAAAATATTAATCGATAATGATTTTATTGCCTCTAGTGTTCCAGCTAGAACACCAACATTAAATATTTCTTTATCTTTAAATTTTTCATAAATGTATGGACCATAGGTTTCTAGTAAATTTTGATTTCCCCAAGGCTCATTCTTATAATGAATACTTTCAGATGAAAATACACAATTATTATGACCAATATTTTGTTCTAACCAATGGCTGGGATTTTTTTGAAAAATAACGTCCTTAACATCAGTTGTTATTACATAACGATATTCTTTAAATTTATCCAAAAATTCGTATATATGAACGAATCTTTCTACATGAACGGGGATTTGAGAATTTTGATAGACTAGATTTTTATTTTCATCGCTCTTAAAAGCAACAACATCAACACCCGCTTCACAAATTTTTGTGACTGTGCGAGAATCACAATTCATTAATATTAATACAACATGCCCGTCAAACCCAGA